ATTTTATTTTCCTCCTATTTGTTTTTTTCTTTTATTGATATAATCAATTGCCCTAGGATCGCTTGGCTTTTGCTCCTGCCACATGGCCTTTAGTGTATCTAGGGTTCCGCATCTATCGGCCATCCATTTTATCTTCTCAAATTCATTTTCAAATTTGGGAAGTTCTTTATTTTCACCTGACCCCTTAGTTTTTGAGGAGACTACAGGATCAGGTTTTGATGAGGTTCCTTCGGAGCCATCCTCATCTTTATTGTCCATTGCTGAGTTTCCATCGTCATCATCCTCGAATAAGTAATCAGAAAACTCTTTTTCATCATTTGTATCTACAGTCACAATATCGAGCATGGTAGCACATATTAACCTTCTGTAATATGTTATAGCTGATGATAGTGCCTGCGGATCATTCTTTGTTAGCAACATTGGTATCTTTGATATCTCCATTTCCTGTGTTGGTAAATGCACCAACTTACTAACAAAGATACATTGATTTTCTGTATACTCAAAGGTGTTCTGCATAATCAGGTCATAATTTACCGCATTATCAATTACCCTCTGTACAAATGCCAGACTTGCATATTCACTGTTATGGAAGGGGTTTTTAGATTCTTTAATAATGAACCTTTTAGCATCCCTGATCCAAATTGCCTTGGCTTGGTACAATGATTTATTTTCATTGCTAACACTGTCCTGTACCTCAGCATTTAGCTTTGGTTTAGGTATTAAATTAGATGTACTATCTCCTAATCTTTGCATATTTCTAACCTCTTTGATCCATTACGTTGTACTTTGATTTTAACACCATGTCCTGTGGCCTCACTAGCATTTGGTGGTACTAACTTTTTTATCTTATCAGAACTTTCTTTAAAAATCTTGTTTGCTCCTGCGGTTTGTATTATTTGCAGGGCAAAAGACCGCCACCTCTCATCCTTCTCCATATCAACTGGTACAAGGTCAGCCTCTGGCACAAAGTCAGTCATTGTTGGTAGTTCATCAGGCTCAAAACCCAACTCAACACAATTCATGAAGTATTTGCCTAATTCAATTAGTTCTTCTTGATATGCAGTATCAATCTGCATTTCTTCCAGTATAGGCTTGTCACCGCCCCTGATAAAGCTAAGTAGGCCATACTCAACTGGTTTATCCAGATATTCCTGCAATAGGTAAGCATTCCAATGTAGCTGAGGTGCATAGTACCTAATTAACCTTGGAATTACGTCACCCCATGCCTCATCTTTGGTAGGCCTGCCAAGTGTGAATTTGGCATCAATGACTGCAATTTTGTTTTTGTAATTCTCAATTACACCATCAAGAGTACACCGCATAAAAGGATGTTTTTTGCCTTCAATGACTTGTTGCCTCATGTTGATAGTTTTTTCGAGATAAACTTCAGTCCATTCTAGATTAACTAGTTCAGTTATATGCCCCATGATTACTGCCCATATAAGGGTCAAATCATCTGGTTCTTTCTGGTCTGTTTTTTCAAGAAATAAATTGTTATTTTTTTCTTTATTCCCAGAGGCAATGATATTTATTTCACTGCCACCTAGTTTCTTTTTTCTAGCAGATAGACTTTTTTTATCCATCCGCAACTTCTCAAAAAATGATATTGCCATGTTGTCTCCTCATTAAAATAATTTGGAGATTATACTACAAGGCATAAATTTGCAAATTGTTTTTCATTGACAGATAAATTTCAAAAATGCATTAATTATGCCTAAGATGAATATTTAGAATTGGTAAAATTAATGAAATTAAAGGCATACATGGTTTTGAAGGGTATTCGGCAGGTAGACCTAGCTGAGTTGTTGAAGGTAAATCAGTCATCAATAAACAAGTGGTTGTATAAAAAATCATTACCATCTGGCAAACATATGATTGAAATTTATAAATTAACTAAGGGCGAAGTAAACTTGAAGGATTGGATGTAATGGGTAAATTTTCCAGAGATAAAGGTTACAGGGTTGAGAATAATTTGAGAAAACAAATACTCACTCATGAAAAAATGGAATGCATCAGGGTTCCATTAAGTGGTGGAGCCAGTATCAAAGGTGATTTGATATTCAATAAAAAGGGTGGAGAAAAATGGCAGGCTGAAGTAAAAGCTAGAGCAGATGGATTTAAAAATATTTATAAATGGCTTACTGATGTAGAGATATTGATACTGAAGGCCGACAACAAAAAGGCTCTGGCGGTGCTTGATCTTGATGATTTGCTGACATTGATTGAGGAGCAAAAATAAATGAGCATGAATGCGATTGCATGGTGCATGAAACAGAAGATTAAAGACCAAACAGATTGGTCTATTTTGATGCGTATATGTGATCATTATAACGATAGTTTAGGTTATGCTTATCCATCCCAGAATAGAATTGCAGATCAGATTCAATCATCAACTAAGACTGTACAAAGGCATATTAAAAATCTTGTTAAGCAGGGTTATTTACAGGTAGAAAGATCACCAAACAAGGTCAATAAATATTCTATTCCTGCATTAAAAATGGATGCGACAACTATGTCCTCACCAGATTTGGATGCGACACAGGTGTCCTCCGAAGATATTATATTAGATAATATTATAATATCAGATGATATTATCCCTTTAACTAATATATCTTCTAATAATATAGTTAAAGGCACTGAAAGTAATTTTTTAACTTCAAATCAGTGGTTGTGGAAACATGGTCTGGAGTTTTTGAAAAACAATGCACCGAAGGTCAGAAATCATAGAACTGTTTTAGCTAGATTGATTAATGATGCATCAGGATATAAAAATGATAATAGGGAAAGAGCCTGTGATGAATTACAAAAAGTTTTTCAGCATTGTATGAAAAATGACAAACATAATTTAATTGAATATCTAAATGCCTCTGTTAGAAATATAGCTGATAAGTTTAAGGAAGTTAAAAAGCCGAGGGAGTTAAGTGATCAGGCATTAGCACTGATGGAAAGTAATTTTCAAAAGATATACAAGGCAACTCATGGTGTAGCAGGTTGGGGCGGTTTAGATTATCAGGAGATAAGAAAGGAATATGAAAAGGCCTTTAGGGAAGGTGTAATTATTTTTAGTCATACGAAAAAGAAAGCTACCGCAGATCAAATACTAGAATATTTTGGGGTTAAATGAAGAAAAAGAAACTTACAAAAAAAGATAGATTATTACGCAGGCAATCAATTCAAAGAATACTTGATGAAAGAGATGAACTTGTTCGTAATGTCAAAATATTACCAACACCTGAGTTTCTAGATAAGTTTGATGTTGAAGAAAAACAGACTGAAAAAGCAGGTGAACGTAGAATGTACGTCACCAATCAGCTATGGATTGATACTTATTACAAGAAAGGCATTATTGATTATTCACAACATTTGACTGCACAAAAACTACTTAGCCTTTTTAGAAGGGCAGGAAGGCATCAGAAGGTTACAATGACATTTACTAAGGAACCAATACAAAAAGGTGTTGAAAGAGGCTTAAATCTCGATGAGGGTGCATTTAGTGACTACAACAAGCTACGTTCATTAATGGGTAAGAACTCATTTAGTATTTGTCAGGATGTAGTTTGTTTCAATTTGAGTGCCAAGGAATGGGCAGAAAAAAACCGCAGAAACGTAAAAGCCTCTGCGGAATTGTTTAGGATAAGTCTGGATGACTTAGCTGATGCATTTAAGGAATTGAAGTTATAATCTTTTAGATCTTACTTCATCATTCCATTTAAGTCTTTTGTCCATGTGGAATTGTACTTCATCCATTTCTCTTACATGATCCTTTTTTCTTTTCTGTAAAATTTTAAGAACATCGAAATTTGGATTAGGTTTATTTTTTTCAAGTTTAATTTTTGCATCGCAAGCATCTCGATTGAGTATGTGCCATTTACGAACAACTACTAAATCATCTACTGATAGAACTAAACTCATGTGAAGGCTACCAAGGCTGTATACGCATAAACAAATAGCAATGGTATGCATATTATATTGATTATTAAATGTAACATATCTACTCCTCTTAAATATTACTTACAGGCATATATTAGGTATAAAATAACAAAATGCAAATTATTTTATTGACATAGGGGGAATTTGAATGCAAAGGTTTAAAAATAATGGAGAATTGCCCATTGGTTAAAATAATTCGTTGAGGACTGTTGCTGATCTCAGTATCTTCATTAGTGATCGAACCTATTTATTTTAATCAGGGTTCTTCATTTACTTTGTTAAATAATATTTAAATAAAAGGGTGTCTGGGTATAAGCAGATGCCCTTTTTATTGGAACTGGAATGAAAGTAAGTAACTGGGATAATGGATTGACTGCTGAACAGCAGGCAGAAATGGATGCCAAATGGGAAGAGTTGTTGGCTCAGGTAAAAAAGGTAGATCCTAAGTTATATAAAAAGATACAGGATGAAAGTCTGGAATACTTCCTGACTGATGATGAGCCTGTAGTTGTTAATGAGAATAATCAATATCAATTGAATCTGTAGGTAAGTAAATGCCAAGAATGAATAATGAAAAATGGAACGAGTTCTTAAAAAGAATTGGTGGCGGTAGGTCAGCTAGAGACGTATGCGGTAATGATAAGGATATGCCTTCATGGAGAATAGTTTCAAATAAGCTAAATGAAGATACAGCATTTGCATCTAAGTATTCACTGGCTATGGAGAATAGAGGTCAGGTATATGCCGATAAGATTAGTGAGATAGTGGATAAGGTAGTTGATGGATTGATAGATCCTAATGCAGGAAGAGTAGCTATCGATGGATTAAAGTGGATGAGTATGAAGTTAGCACCTAAGAAATATGGTGATGTACATAAGATGGAAGTTAAGCATGAGACTAGCTATGTGGATGCTTTGAAGGAGATAAGTGGGATAGTAGATAGTACAACAAGTAACGCACTACGCACACACGAGGAAACAGAAAAAAACAAGACAATTCAATAGGTCGTTAGATTAGATACCTGACGATTATGCTTGTTAAGTTATTGATTTAATTAGATTTAGTATTTGTGGTTGGCAAGTTGGTTGGCACGAATAGCAAAGTTTTACAGGGATTTTGCTTTTGACCCCCCCATGATCAGGCACAGGGGGCAGATAGAAATATATATATATCCACTTACTGGATACTGAATTTTTTCCAGACCTTTCTAAGTTCTTGGCCTTTCTTGTAAAAGTATTTACCGCCATTAACTATTTCTGGTTCATCTTCAACATCGTAATGTCCTTCGACATAATCGATTGATGCTCGGTTTTCTATGTCATCCATAAAAAGCCAGAATATGTCTTGGTCTATTTTGGTAGTTGGTTTGATCTTTTTATTTTGAAAGTCATCTAGGAATTTTACATATCTTTCTTTTTGGTTTTCATCTTTAAATGATCCTTCAACCTGAGTTTCTTTGGTTGTGTTCCAAAAGTTATATACCTCATCTCTGGTATATTTGGTTTGTGGAAATTTTATTGTAAATGGTATTTTATTCATAGTTTAGTCTCCTCTTAAAAAATCATTATAACAAAAGAATGTGTCAAAATTAAGGCAACATATGGGCTAAGTCTTTGATATCACTGGAGAAATCGTGATTTTGGGGTCATATAGTATAGGAACTGCAATGGGTTTTCTCCCCTACCATAGCAGGGGATAGGGTGGGAATGGATAAGGCAACAGAAACATTATTGAAACTGCGGAATGATCCAGTTTTATTTGTAGAAAAGGTATTAAAGGCCACCCCCCAGAAGTGGCAAAAAGAGGCATTACTGGGCATACAAAAAAATGATAAGGTGGCAATTCGGTCTGGACATGGTGTTGGTAAGACAGCTTTTCAGTCATGGTTGATATTATGGTGGATGTTAACACATTATCCATGCAAGATTGCTATTACCGGAAATACTCAGCACCAATTGCAGGATGTTTTGTGGACTGAACTGGATAAATGGTACAGGCAATTACCAGATGGTTTTAAAAGTCAGCTAGATATTAAGTCTGACAAGATATCTCTTCATGGGGCAAAAGACAGTTATGCGGTATGCAGGGTATCCAGAAGGGAAAGTCCAGAGAGTTTACAGGGTTTTCACTCTGAAAATATGCTTTTTATTTGTGAAGAGGCCTCTGGTATCCCAGACATAATATTTCAAGTTGCAGAGGGTAGTTTATCTACAGCAGGTGCGAAGGTCGTAATGTGTGGAAATCCAACAAGATCGGATGGGTACTTCTACGAGGCCTTCCATAGTATGAGGCATAGGTGGTTTACGATGAAGGTAAGCTGTTTAGAAAGTGAATATGTCTCTGAGCAGTTTTTGGAAGATATGCGGACTAAATATTCTGAGGATAGTAATATCTGGAGAGTAAGGGTAGCAGGCGAGTTTCCAAATCAGTCGGATGATGTATTATTGCCAATGCATTTACTGGAAACAGCGGTAAAAAGGGATATTGAGGCCTCACCTACGACACCTGTTGTTTGGGGTGTCGATGTTGCAAGGTACGGTTCTGACAGGTCGGCCTTGGCCAAAAGAAGGGGTCAGGAGTTACTGGAGCCAATTAAGACTTATTCTGGCAAGGATATCATGGAAATGGCAGGTATTATCTTAACCGAGTATGAGGCGGTTAGGTATTCTGACAGGCCAGAGGCTATTTACATTGATGCGATTGGTATTGGTGCAGGTTTGGCTGATAGGT